CTGAGGTGTGTGGCATCCCGAAGGATCGCATCAAGTGGACTGACCCGTACCTGTACCGAAACGGGTTGCCGGTTCATGCGATGGCTGCGCTCTACACGAGCGCCGATGTCTTGCTTGCGGCGAGCATGGGCGAAGGGTTCGGCATTCCTGTCATTGAAGCCCAGGCGTGCGGGACACCGGTCATCGTCTCGAACTTCACTGCGCAACCTGAACTCGTTGGTGATGGTTGGGTGGTTGAGGGTCAGCCGTATTGGGATGCTGCTCAGCGGTCGTGGTTCTTGACGCCGTCGGTGGCCTCCATCTTGAGTGCGTTGGAGAAGTCATACGAGCGTCGTGGTGAGAAGTCGAGCAAGGCGACGGAGTTTGCCAAGCAGTATGACGCCGACCGCGTGTACGACCAGTATTGGAAGCCTGCGATGAAGGAGATTGCGGCGTGGTGCCGATCGTCCCAGTCGTAATCGTGCCGGTGCTCACGGAGCATTGGCGGGTTGATGCGATGTTGCTGTCGTTCGAGGGCAAGATTGGCAAGCTCATCTGTATCGACAACGGGAACTCTGAGTGGACTCCTCGCACGCATAAGGCGTCGGAGATTTTCGTGTGGCGGATGCCGAACAATCTCGGTGTCGCGGCCTCGTGGAATCTGGGCATCAAGGCGACACCGTTCTCACCCGGCTGGATGATTGTGAATCACGACATCCAGTTCGGTGAGGGTGGGATGCAGGCGTTCTATGCGAACTGTCGACCCGACAACATCGTGCTCGGCGGCAAGCCGAACTGGTCATGCGTATGGGTCGGGGCTGAGGTGGTCGCCAAGGTTGGGCTGTTTCACGAGGGCTTTCATCCCGCCTATTTTGAGGATAACGATTACGAGGTGCGTGCCCAGCGTGCAGGCGTCGAGATTGTGCAGTCGACGGCGGCAATCAATCACCGCAACTCAAGCACCTTGGCATCGAGTGAGAAGTTTCAGCAACGAAACTCTCTCACGTTTCAGGCGAATCTGGACAGGTTCAACGAGCGGTTGAATCAGCCGTGGGAGAATCTTGTCGATTGGGATTTGGTGAGGCGTCGAGAGTTGGGTTGGGACTGATGGCCGCGTATCACAAATACACGACGCCGCCCGGTGACTTTGAGGCGGTCTACAGCAACGAGGACGGCGAGCAGTACGACGCATGGTTCCAGTCGGATCAGCGTGCGTTTCACGCCAGACTCGTGCATCTGCTGATAAGCACTCGGCTGTTCACGAGCATCCTTGATGTCGGTTGCGGCAAGGGTGCGATGACGCATCATTGGGCGATACCGGGTCGCAGGCTGGTCGCCTATGACATGGCTGAGGCGGCGCTTGTGAAGGCGCGTGCGTTCTATCCCGACATCGACTTCCGTCAGGGCGACGCCTTCGAGGCGGTCGCATCCGACGAGTATGACCTGATTGTGTGCAGCCAGATTCTCGTGCTTGAGCCTCGCTGGCGGGAGCTGCTGGCGGAGGTGGCGAAGCGTGGGAAGTTTGTGTTGGTGAATGAGTGGATTCCGCAGCCGACGCACTGGCACGTCCCGAGCATTGACGAACTTGAGTCGGAGTTGCGTAAATCGTTCGACATCGAGACCAAGATTGTGCTAAACGACCAGCGTCTCATCTGTCTGGGGAAGAGCCGTGCGCGTATTTGACCTAGTGCTCTACAACCAGGAGGCCGACATGCTCGACGTCCGCCTCAGTCATCTTGAGGATGCAGTCGACCAGTTCATCATCTTGGAGGGCGAGTCGACGTTCATGGGTCGCCCGAAGAAGACCGGCCTTGAGCCGCGTCATGCCAATCATCCGAAGGTGGAGTATCGGACGTTCTCGTGGGGCGGTCCGTGGGGTTGGGCTGCCGAGCACGCCCAACGCAACCACCTATTCAGCATCGTGGAGGACTTCCAGCCTCACGACCAGGACATTGTGACGGTCTGCGACTGTGACGAAATCTGGGACCCCGAGGACATCCAGACGCTCGCCTATGGGCAGTGGCGGGCGTGGGTGATGAAACGGACCGTCATGAGCGTCTATTGGCGTCTGGATGACGAGTTCACGGCGGTGGGCGGTCCTTGGGGCACTCGACCCGTTTCAGCGCAACAGGCGCGTTCTGGACGCTACTCAATGCCTATCCTGCGCTCGGGGTGGCATCTGTCGTGGATGGGCGGCCCAGAATGGGCGGCGAACAAGATGCGCGAGTTCTGCCACCAAGAACTGATGGTCGCCGACCCGGAGGCGTTCATGGAGAAGAACTACACGATCGGCAGGTCGATTCGCGGCGAAGGCTTGTTCGAGGATGCCGAGCTTGACGCCCGGTTGCCGAAGATGATTCTGGACGGAAAGGCTCCCGCGGCGTGGTATCGCAAGCGCCAGTAGCAATCATCTCTCCGTTCGACCGCAACTATTGGGAACGGTTCGGTGAACGTTTCGTCTCATCAATCGAGCGGTTGACGGTGCAGCCGCAGGAGGTCGTGCTGGTCACGAACGCCGACGTGAAGGTGCCTGACTGGTGGCGGGTCATTAAGTATTGGGATTCGCGCATCTGGCCGTGCGCGAACATTGCGGTGCGTGAGGTTGAGTCGGAGTGGGCGACGCATCTGCCGGTGGATGACACGATGGATGCCGACTTCTTTCAAGGGCTCATGCTTGATGGTGATGCAGTGAACGTGGCTGGGCGTTGGAACGGTGGCCTCTGCTACGGCACACCCGACCAATACAGTCGGCTGCTCGATCTCGGGCACAACGGGATGCCAGGACTCGCCATCATCAGAACCGAAGTGTGGCGCAAGATTCCGTACCGCACCCACAAGTACGTTGATTGGATTCACTGGTGCGAGATGCGAGCCCACGGCTACCGGGCCACGTTTGATACCGCTGTCCGCTGGACATGGCACCGCCATGACGATGCCCTCACCGCAGCCGACGACCAGCAGGCAGTCAACGACGTCATCATCTTTGCGAACCTGTTGAGGGAAGGTCGAGTGATACCGGGTGAAGAATGGCCGCCACGGCTCAAACCGTTAGCGACTTGAAAGGTATTTGGAGCGGACAAACCGTCTGGGTTGTCGGCTCCGGACCGAGCCTTGAGACCACACCACCCGAGTTCTACGACGACAAGCGCGTGGTCTCAATCAACATGTCGGCGTTCTACTACGGCATCAAACGATTCGTGATTGCCAGCAACTATTCGCGTCACAACGACGTCATGCAGAAGATGTGCGACGAGCACCCCGAATACCTGATGGTCACACCGGACTGCGACGTCGGCATCGCCAACGGTGAGCCGACGCATCCGACGCTCGGCAACAATCTCACCTTTCGTCCACGGTGGCCTGTCTGGAACCCGATGGACGGCTGGCCTACGAACCCTGATTCTCTGGTCGTTGGTGGCAACTCGTCGGCGATTGCGATGCATCTCGCCGCCTACATGGGTTGTGTCGAGATGCGTCTGATCGGTGTGGACATGTCGACGGTGGGTGGTAAATCGTCATACACCGGGTACATCAACTACGGTGTGCCGCCCGCGTTCGAGGGTGCGATGCAACAGTTGCGAATCGTCGCCAACCGATTGCGCAACGATTACGGCTGCGAGATACTCAGGTTCGTGGGTTCTGCTTGGGAACCTGTTGAGTAGGATTGACCTGTCATGGCGACCAACGGCTACGCAACATTGGCAGAAGTAAAGGCAGCTCTACGGATCGGGACAGCCGACACCGTTGACGACGTGCTGATAGACAACTGCATCGGTGCCGCATCACGCCTCATCGACGGCTACTGCAACCGCCAATTCTGGGCATACTCCTCGGCAACCGTCCGCGTCTATCAGGCGAACACCGAATACGTCTGCGACATCGACGACGTCTATTCCACCAGCGGATTCATCCTCAAGACCTCCACGTTCGCCGACGGCAACTTTGACGTCACCTGGGCATCGACCGACGTGCAGCTCGAACCGTTGAACGGCGTGCTTGATGGACTCACTTGGTCGTACAACAAATTGCGTGCCATCGGCGACTACCTGTTCCCGACCGTCAACGCCAACTACGGCGAACAAGCACTCGTGCAAGTCACCGCCCTCTATGGCTGGGCAAGCGTCCCTGAGCCCATCAAACAAGCCTGCATCATTCAGTCGTCACGCATCTTCAAGCGATACGATTCGCCGCTCGGCGTCGCAGGCTTCGGCGATCTCGGCGCAATCCGCGTCTCTCGATTCCTCGACCCTGACATGGCTCAGCTCGTCGAGCCGTATCGACGCATGCGGATGTTCGCCTAATGCCAGCCACAATCAGCCAAGTCAAAGACGGCCTCAAAGCCGCCATCAACACCGTCTCTGGTCTGCGTGCATTCGACTACCAGCCCGACCAGGTCAATCCTCCGTTTGCGTGGCCGACGCTCGACACCATCACCTACCACCAGACCGGCATGAACAACGGTGGCGTCGTCATGAACTTCACCGTCACGCTCGTCGTCAACCGAGCAGCGGAACGAGTTGCTCAAGACCAGTTAGATCAATACATGTCATGGGATGGGGCCAAGTCGCTTCGTGCCGCCATCGAAGCCGACCGCACACTTGGCGGAGTCTGCGACGACCTCATCGTCACCAACGCCGAGAACCTCACCAACATCGATGCGAATGACACGCTGTATCTGGCGGTCGATTTCAAGGTCACGGTGTACGCTTAGAACATGGCAAAATACCTTGTATCCGGACCATTTCCTGTCACCGGCGTAAAACCTGGCGGCTATGTGGACGGAAGCGGAATCGACAATGTAGAGTTGTTGCTGCAAGCCGGTGTCCTCACACTGGTCGAAGAATCCAAAAAACCTCTAAAGGCCGATAAGGCAGGAGAAAAATAGTCATGGCAAAGTTGGTCCTCAAAGACGCGAACATCGTGTTCAACGGCACGGATGTGAGTGCGAATGTGGCGAGTGTGAGTTTGTCGACAACCGCGGCTGAGGTTGCGACCACGGCGTTCGGGTCTTCTGCGGTCACGAGGGTCTCAGGGTTGGTGGACAACTCGGTGACGTTCAGCATCCACAACGACTACAACGCCATCGACGGAATCTTCTTCCCACTCGTCGGCTCAACCGCAGTCACCTGCGTCATCAAGCCCAATGGCACCGCAGTCGCATCCCCGACGAACCCGTCGTACACCTTCTCGGTTCTCGTGACCGAGTGGACACCGGTCAACGGTGCGGTCGGCGAACTCGCCACCGCCGACGTGACGTTCCCGATTTCGGGTGCCATCACCAAGGGCACTGCCTGATTCCAATCCACCTAACCTGCGGAGGTAGAAAATGAAATTAGTCCTTTGGATTCATCGCTCCAACGATGAATCACAAGAGTGCGTTGCCGAATTTGTGGACTTCGTCAAATACGAAGAAATCCATAACGTTTCAATGTCCAAAGTAGAACAGGACATCAAAATTCGTGACTTGGCTTGGTTGGCGTGGCATTCAGAAAAACGTCGCAACAAGACCACGCTTGATTTCGACAAATGGCTTGAGACTGTTGCCAATATCAGTCTCGACGCTGGGGACGGTCAAATCGTCCCTTTGGAGAAGACTCAGCCCACTGGATGATCGCCTATTTGGCGTGCGAGACGGGGATTGCCCCATCTCAACTGTTGGCTGAGTCACCACGAATGATTTGGACGATGCAAAAATATTTACACTGGCGTTTTATCAAACAGAATCCAAAGACGCCCTACACTCGCTGATATGCCGAAGGTCTCTAGCGGTACTCGGATAGCTTCCGGACGCGCAGGAGATGTCGCCTTCGCAGCACCAGGTCTATTGGAATTCTTGCGTGACGCCAGTCAAGCGCAAGAAGGTTTCAACAAGCAGATGCGCAAGGCCGCCGAAGCCGTCGCACAAAAGGTAGTTGACGACGCAAAAAGAAACGCCGCAGCCCAACCGCCTCATGGAAAACCACGTCCTGGATCATCGGGACGTTCTCAAGCACAGGTCGTTGTGAACGGATTGCGTGCCAGACGCGACCGCATCCCAACCATCAAACTCGATCACAACAAGCTCTACCCTTCTAAATCGCGGTCAAATACCAAACGCACACGAGGCAAAGCCTTTGGTCCTGGTCTGACTAGAAAAGTCACCATGGGCGACGTTTTTTTCGGTGCCGAATTTGGTGGTCAAGCGCGACCTCGCACTCAGCAATTCCTGCGACATCGCGGTAGGCAAGGATATTTCTTCTGGCAAGCAGTTAGAGACAACAAGTCCTACATCGTCAAAGAATATTCTGACGCCATCGAACGAGTATTGAAAGAACTTGCCAAGGGAGCCAAATAGGCGTAGTCTGATTCCACAACATAAGGAGCCCGCCAATGCCCCGCCAACTAATCAGTGCCGTCAAATTTCGTGACGTCAAATCCAATCAACCGCAGAAGTTCGCCATCTCCTGGAAGGGATTGAGCAGCCTGCTGCAAATCAGCGAGGCAAGAAGCGATAAGACGCAACGCGAACTCTGGTCCCCAGTCACCTATTTCAACGGCACGACCCGAGGCAACCGCAATGTCCAATACGTCACCTGTCTCGTCGTCGACATGGACGGCGAAGCATTCGACCATGCACGACTAGACGGCTTGGAATATCTCGCCTACACCACCTGGTCACACACGCCAGAAGACCAGCACTGGCACCTCGTCCTGCCACTTGCCTACCCGGTTCCTGCTGATCGTTGGCACGAAGTCTGGACTCATTTGCATGAACGCATCAACGTCGTCGGTGACCCGCAGACCAAAGATCCTGCACGCATCTTCTACCGACCGCAACACAAACCGCTGACGACTCCCGACATCAAGATTGGGTTTGGCGAATTCATTGACCCCGACCTCGAAGCAATTTTCGTGCCTCGACCACGAATCGCACCAAACCCGAAATCTGCAGAAATTCGACAATCAACGAATTCTCATTGGCGACCCGAATCATGGTGGAATGAACCGCAGGATTTAAGTCGTTTCGCCGGTTTGACACAGTCACAAATAGCTGCCAAATTGCTTGATGAGTTTAGAGAACTGAGAAAGAGCTGGGTTTTTGACTGAGTAGAATCGTCGCTCATGGCCGTTGAGCGTCAATTTATCGTCAAGTTGCTTGCCGACCCCAAGCAACTTATCGCCGATTTTCAATTAGTTCGAGGCGAAGCCGAGAAAACCTTTGGCATCTCCAATGCCAAACTCCAACAACTGCTACCTGGTTTCAAGGTATTGACGACTGCTGCGGCAGGCGTATTCGGAGGCTTGGTCGCTGG